TACCTGGCGGTTTGTTCAGTATTATGGTTAGATGGCATTTTTGGAGTTTGGGCTGGCTGTAAAAGAGAAGGGTTTAAAACATATAAGGCATTAAGAATTACTAGAAACACTTTTGTTTGGATAGCTATCCTCACAGTTATACTTATGGTAGAAAAAGGTTTTTCAGGTACAAGCTGGTTATCTGAGGTAGTTGTAGTACCCTTTATGATACTACAACTTATAAGCGCTTTAAAGAATGCTTCTATGGCAGGCTTAATTAAAACAGAAGAACTTAATAAAGTTCTAGATAGAATTGACAACCATAAAGGATTAAGAAAATAAACTTTAGTCTTATCCTGCCATTGTTCTAATAAGATGAACTGTCCAAGCAATTAATCCATTAACGTTTAAAGCAACAAGATTCCATTGTTTACGTGATGATGTTTGTATAACTACACATATAAAACCCAGTATAAATAATCCCGGATGTAGTGTCCATTGACCAGCTATCAAAAAGCCTGCACCCATATAACCTATACGGGATGCAACCTTTTGATATGATGTAAGCTTATTTGTATAAGCTAATAATTTAAGTATTCTTTTTTTAACCTTCACAACTTGAGCATTCTAAAATGTTACGTGCAAAATCTTGAGCACTGCTTTTACTAAACTGGTAGTACAAAGTTTTTACACCTTCTTCCCAGGCATACATGTATAATTTATTTATATCTTTAGCTGAGACAGATGGATCTATCATTAAGTTTAATGACTGTGATTGATCAATATACTTTTGTCTTTGTGCTGCTTGCAAAACAATCTCTTTTGGAGATATCTCTACAAATGATTTAAATACTTCTTTGGTAGGAAAATCTAAGTGTTGCACGCTACCATCTTTCTTTAAGATAGACTTCCAAGTCTTGTCTGTATTTAGACCATACTTCTCAAGCTCCTCTTCTAAAAACGGGTTCTTGTAAATAGTTTTAGACTTAGCAAGATCCTTAATAAAGTAGTTAGACTTAATAGGCTCTATACCCATAGACACAGCACCATGTATAAATGAACTAGACTTAGTAGGAGCAATGGCCATAAGAGTAGTGTTAGCATATCCTTCTCTAAGAGATGTATATCCATACTCATTATGTAATTCTCTAGAAGCAATCTCACTTCTATCTTTGAGAGTTCTAAATATTTCACTGTTCAAACCTTTAGCTTGTAGTGAGTCAAACTCAAGAAGCTTAGACTGAAACAATGAGTGGTAACCCAACACACCAAGACCAATAGCTCTGTGCTTCTCAGCAAAGTTAAATGCTCTCTTCATGCCTGGCATGGTTTCAGACTTAATAATGAATTCATCCATTACTGCATTTAAGAAATATACATATGTTTCAATTGCGTCAGTCTCTTTTATAAGGTCCCAGTGTAATAAGTTGATAGAACCAAGGCAACATACAAAAGAGTTATAACTATCAGTGGGAAGCTGGATCTCTGAACATAGATTAGACGCTGTGATTTCCATCCCAAGCTCTTTGTAAGGTGAGTTGTTATTAGAGTTATCTTTAAACATAACATACGGAAATCCAAATTCACTTCTGTTTTGAATAATCTTAGCCCATACCTTACGCTTGCTTTTATCTCCTTCTTTCATTTCAGTCATCCATTGATCAGTAACTGTAACACCATACTGCAAATTTTGTATAGGGTTACCCTCTGTGCCAATATCCAAGAACTCTAAGATGTCCGCATGCTCAACTGGTAGGTATACTGCACAAGCACCACGTCTAGCCTCAGACTGCTTGCATACATCTACTACAGTATCATAAATCTTAGCATAGTGCACTGGGCCATCAGCAAAGCCGCCTGTAGATATTTCAGTTCCTCTTGCTCTAATGTTGCCAATAAAAGCACTTGTGCCTCCCCCATATTTACTCATCATTCCAATTTCACGGCCAGCATTTAATATGCTATCTAAGTTATCATCAACGTTAGATCCATAACAACTTATAGGTAAACCTTTTTGTTTACCAAAATTAATCCATACAGGAGTAGACAAAGAGTAAAAACCTCTTGCCATGTAGTCCTCAAACTTTTCTGCAAAGCCTTTTATATTCAAATACTTTTCTGCTTTTATAGCAATGTCTTTGATTCTTTGTTCAGGGCTTTCAGATATATACCCTCTTGATAAAAATGTGCGGCTGTCTTCATTCAGCCAGTAGTATTTATTATATTCCATTGGTTTTTGTTTTTAAAATAAATCATCAACTGTGATGCTTTTGCTTTTTTTATTGTAGTCAACACTCTTCTTGTAAAAGAAGTCTCCTTCTTTAGTGCCTGTTATCTCTATATCAAACCATTCTACTGATTTTAAAAGTTCTTGGTTGACTTCAAAGATTGGTTTCATACCTATCTTTTCTAGAGAGTTGTTAAATCTGTTTTTTATAAAGTGATAGATGGTTTGTTTTGGTAAGAACTCAAGCTCTCCTTGTTCAAAAATCCAATCTAGTATACCACACTCTGCTCTATATGCTTTTCTACATGCAGAATAAATGAGTTCTTCAAACTCTTCATCAAACCACTCCGGGTTTTCTTTCTTAATTATATTAATAAGTTCAGCACCAAAGTTGCCGTGTATCTCTTCTTCTTTACTAGTAGCTTCAACAACATTATATATACCTTTAAGTACATTCTTTTCTTTGTTAAAGCTCATCATAATTAAAAACTGACTAAATAGACTTACGTGTTCTATAAATAAAGAAAATAGTAATACAGACTTAGTATACATTTTATTGTCTCTAGAACGTGTACCATCTAAGTACTTCTTTAGATACTTAAGTCTACCTTCTATTGCAGGCACTTCAACTACTGATTGAAATTCTTTTTCTAATCCTAGTATTCTAAGCAGCCTGGCGTAGGCATCTTTATGTCTTACTTCTGACTCAGCAAAAGTAAAGCCTACATCACCTACTTCTGTAATAGGCATGCGCTTATAAAGATCTCCCCAAAAAGTTTTTACATTAACTTCTATCTGAGCAATAGCAAGCATTGTCTTTTTAATAACATCTTTTTCTTCATTTGATATAGTGACTTTAAAGTCTTGTATGTCTTCTGTAAAATTAAATTCTGTATCAATCCAGTAGGAATGTCTAATGGCATCCTTGTATGCTAATAGTTGTGGATACTCATACGGTAGTATATTTACTCTGGGTTTAAAGATGTTTTTGTTCATAAGGTTATTTATTAAGGATTAAAAAGCCTCATTTCCTACAGGAGAAAATGAAGCTACTAGATATATTTAATTTACTAAATACAACTGAGATATAAAAGAGAACCAATGTTTATTATTTATATATATCAGTAAGCAATGCGAAGATAATATTTATATGTCTCAATCAGTTGTTTAAGTCTGACAAAATTTGTATATTATTAATATAGTACTTTAAAAACATAAATATGTTTAAGAAAATTATACACGTTATTTGGACTTATAGTTTACAAGACTATTGGATAGCTATATGGTCAAGAACAACAATAGATGAAAAAGCAAAATCTACATTAGTAGAAATTGTAAAACGCTATAAACTTACAGCAGATGAATTAGCTGATGTAGGTAGAGCAATAAAAGAGGTTGGTAATCAACTAGGGCATGTTCCTAAAGCTGTTGTAGGTAAAACTAGAAAAAGGGCTCCTAAAAAAAGACCAGTAAAAAAATGAGACAAATTTGTTTATTAATTCAGTGGGTTTCAAGAGGTAAGGTTTGTTTAGGACACTGCCGTCAAGGACTATGTAATAAAACCAAAAGTAAAATATAATGGGAGATTGGCAATTAGAAATAGCATTTCATTGGCCACATAACAGATTAGCATTAGGATGGGAGTTTATACAACCAGATGCTGAGTTTAATTATGCAACAATGAAAGTATACTTGTTCTTTGTAACGTTTACATTGGATATTTAAATTTAATTAAAATGGCAAAAAATAGACCATGTTTACCAAAGCAGAAGTTATCAAGGCAAAAAAGTAAAATGCTTATGAGAACTGGTGGTGAACTAGAAGACATGATGCAAGGCTCTTACACAGAAAAAATGCGTAAGGGAGGTGATGCAGAAAGAATTGTACAGGATAAATCCGGCAAAGATAAAAAACAAAAATATAAAATGGGTGGATGGACCTATGATGGCAAATAAGATATGAATATTTTAACTGACATATTAAGTTTAATTAGACAAGGCAAGTATTCTAAAGTTGCTGAAAAAGATGATGTCTTAGTACTAGGTAAATGGAATGAAACTCCAGACATGACTGGTGTAGCATCTCCCATCCCTTATAAAGCGGTTAAGCTTATTAAGATTAGTGACTTTAAGATAGAAGGTAAGGGATGTACTAATGAAAATACACCAGTTGTAGCTAAAGGAGATACAGCTACAGTTTATCAAAAAACTGTTAATGATCCTGATACAGGTGAATGTACAGTATATTTCCGTACACTTAAATCATTAAGTTCTAATTTAACTTTAAATTTATCTTCAGATGATGACTATGTAGAAATCACAACAGAAGGTGAACCAAATACTGCAGAAAATATAGGAGGAGGTTTTGGTTTATATAAAGATAAAGTTGGTGAATCACTGAGATTTAAATCTATAGTGGCAGGTTCTAATATAAATATAAGTGATGATGGTAGTTCATTAGTTATTAATGCAACAGGTGGTGGTGATCAAACATCTGCAATTAATATAGGTGGAGGCCAAGAAGTTTTTGAAAGTGAAGTGGGTGATCAATTGAGGTTTAGAACTTTAATTGGTGGTGGTGATATAGATGTTCAAACAAAAGGAGATACAATAAGTATTTCAAACTTTACAACAATACCAAAAATATATAGAGCATTGTTGACCCAAGCTGGTGATAGTGCTCCAGTAATAACTGTTTTAGAAAATACAACAGATTTTACATTAAGTGTAAGTAGAGATGGTGTAGGAACATATCAATTTGATTTTTCCAGTGATCTGGCTGACATAGATAAAGCAGTAATAAATATATCACAAACAGGTAAGTCAAGCCCACATCTATTTAATATAAATAGTACAAGTAGTGCTGACTTTTCTTTACAAACGTATTTTGGTGCAACAAATGTACTACAAGATAGTCAATTGCTTAGAACACCTTTGGAGATATTAGTATACCCTTAAATTAAAAAAATGAGTGATAAAAAACCTAAAAAGAAGTTTAAAGATACCAAAGTAGGACAGTTCCTTACAAAGAAGGTCCCTAGTATACTTGGTCTTGCCGGGGAGTTGCTTCCTGATGCAGGTGTTTTAGGTATGGTTAAATCTTTAATACAAAAAGAGGAAACATTATCACCAGTTGATAAAGAGCATGCATTAAAACTGCTTGAACAAGATATGGTTGAAATGCAAGAGGTTAGCAAGCGTTGGGTCAGTGACATGAGCTCTGATTCTTGGCTAAGTAAAAACACTAGACCAATGACTTTGATATTTTTAACTATATCAATGGTAATATTTATGTTATTGGACAGTACTGACATTGACTTTAAAGTAGATTCAGTATGGGTAGACTTATTAAAGTCATTATTAATAACAGTTTATGTAGCTTACTTTGGTTCAAGGGGAGCTGAGAAATTTAAATCAATTAGTAATAAAAATTAAAAATTAAGAATTATGAAAAATGAAAAATACACATATGGTGGTGGATTTACAAAAGGTGCTGGTGATGGAGACATAACTCCAGGTAAAGCAGGAATGGAATCAATGGCTAAAAGTGGAGGACTAAAAGGTTTTATGTCTGGCGGGTCAGTGATAGACTATAAAATGTATGGTGGAACAAAATCTAAAAAGAAGTAATCATGGCAAAAAAGATATCATTCCCTATGCAGGGAGCTAACTATAAAAGAGCTACAACTAATGGTGTTTATAATCCTACGGCTATTCCTCAAGCAATACAAAATGCTAAGAATAAAAAGGCTGTAGAAGCAAGAATTAGAATGGCTAAAAAAACAAACTTAAATCCACCACAAAAGTCTACTAGAGCAGCAGAACCTGTTCAATCAGAAGCTTTTAAAAATGGATATTGTAAATAATTAATTATGGCAACATTAATTGCACAAAGAATATTGCAGGAGGGTTTAAAGCCCACAACAACAACACCTGCAGCAGCAGGTGATAAATTAGCTAATACAGGAACAGAATTCTTTCATTTAGAAAATGATAGTGCTGTATCAGTAACTGCTACTGTAATACCAGTGGTAACAACAGTAATAGATCCTTCATTAGGAACATTAGTTAAGGAAAACGCTGTAATAACTTTGACAGCTGGGCAAGAAGGTTTTTTAGGACCTTTTGAAGTTGATGCATTTAATGATGCTGATGGAAATATAACAATAACATGCACAGTACAAGCAGGCGTTAAACTATCTGCACTGTACTTATAAAAAAAACAAAATGAGCGTATTTATACAAGAGGTTTTAAACCTACTGCAAAGAAACAAAGACAAGAAAACTCTTAATCTACAGACAGATTGGTTTGAGTTTGGTAAAAAGAGAAACAGTACATTAAATACTGGAACTTCTTATGCACCAAGGATGGAACCTTTTGTTATAAAGGGTCAAGATTTAGTATGTGAAATAACTAAAGGGTTAACTAGAACTATAGATGGATCAGGAGAAATAGGATTTGTTCCTGTTTATACTGAGACAGATGGAGTATGTGAACTAAAAGCATTAAAAGATAGTATCATAACTCAAGATGCCGGTAACACAACAATTAGTGTAAATGGTAATCTCTTTGTTAAAGCAGACTCAACATTAGCAGGTAATGTTAGTTTAGGTACTTCAGACCCATTAAATAAGATATGGTTAGCATCAAAAGTTTTAGATTTTAATCAAACAGAAGGGACACCTAGTCAGATCCTTGTTGCACTACCTGATGGCACTGTAGGTTGGAAAGATAATGAAGCAAGCGGTTGTAAATGGATTGTAGGAGGAGAAGGTGGATTTAATGTTGATTGTGATGGTACAGTATTTTTTATTGGTGGTGATAAAATCACAACAATTGCCAATAGTTCTGATTCTATAACATTTAACCATGATAAACTTACTACTACCTATATCAATAACAATCTTGATCCAGGTTTTGGAGATTCTTTTGATGCTGTTTCAGTTATAAAAGTAGATAATTGGGGTCATGTAGATGAAATTACTACACAAAAAATTACTTTACCTGCAGAAACTACTTATGATTTAACAGGTGAAGTATCTGGTACAGATGATTTTGCAATAGGATTAGCAGGATCAGATGGAACATTAGACAAAGTCCTATTAAAAGCAGGTACTAATATTACACTTACTGATGATGGATCAAATGGTGTAACAATTACTGCAACTGGAGGATCATCTTCACCAGTAATGACATCTACAGTTACCGGAACAGGTAAATTGTGGAGTGATGTTGTACAAGCACAACCAGCAGCTGCTGTATCAGATGTAGATCAAAGAACTTATGGTGTGCAATTCAATGATGCATCACAACTTGTTGTTAATGTACCATGGGTTGAAGGATCAGGTTCTGTAGTAGTTGGTAATCCGGGCAATCCTACAGTAGACTTAACTTCTATAAGTATAGATGGTACTGTTTACGGTATTGCATCAGGAGGTGGAGGAACTGTAACCAGTGTTGGTTTAGCAGCTCCCTCAGCATTTACTGTAACTAATAGTCCTGTAACAAGTAATGGAACATTAACTCTTGCAGGTGCAGGAGCAACAACAGACTATATAGATGGAACAGGTGCTTTACAAGCTTTTCCTTCTATTCCAACAAACATAGTTGAAACTGTAGACACACAAAATGGTACATATATTGATATGACACCAACAGGTGCTGTAGATGGTGATGTTGTTGTAACAGCAGAATTATCAGCAGTTGATGGTACAGATACTTCAGGTAAATTCTTAAGTAAAGATAATGTATGGTCAGCAATTCCAGGAGGAAATCCAGGAACTGTAACTACTGTTTCAACTGAAGTAACTCCTGTTGTAGCAAATTCAATTGACTTTACTGTAGCTGATCCAACAACAACACCTAAATTAACTATAGATTTTAAAGGGGTAGCTGGACAGTATATAAATGGAGAAGGTGAATTAACAACATTCCCTACTCAAGAAGATGTGAAATTTAAATATGATGCAGCAGATACTCAAGCAGGATATTGGAGTGAAAAAGTAACAATAGGTTCAGGTTTATCAGGTTCAGTTGATACAGATGTAAATGGTGTTAAAACATTAACTATAAGTGCTCTATCATTCAGTACAGTAAATAGTATTAAGGTTGGTAATACTACAGAGTCAGGAGCGTTTGAGTTTGTTGGTCCCGGTGTTAGCATGGTATCAGGTAACCCTAGTGTTATAACTTTTGCAAGTGTACTATCATTAGCAGCAACAACAGCAGGTGATGCATTAGATGTTGCAGTAACAAATGATAGCAGTAATACAGGAGACAGTACTTTAGACTTTACATGGGCAGGATCTGCATCTGAGTATATAAACGGCCAGGGTAATTTAATTACATTCCCATCAATACCAACAGAATATACAAGCTGGAACTTAGTTGGAGATTTAGGAAGTTCACAAACAATAGAAACAAATAATACTGTACTAATAGCAGGAGGTGTTGGTTTAACATCAACAGCATCTGCAACAGATACATTAACTATTGATTTAGATGATACAGCAGTAACGCCAGGTGCATATACTAGTGCAGACATAACGGTTGATCAACAAGGTAGAATTACTGCAGTTGCTAATGGTACTGGTGGTGGTTCTTTACCTTATAAGACGTTTGTTGCATCATGGACTCATCCAAAAGGTAGCCCAATAACACTAAACATACTTGAAAATACAACATCTTGTGAGGTTACTTGTACATTAGCAAAGAATGGTCAGTATAATTTTTCCTTTCATGCACCGGGTGATCCGGCAACCGCTTGTGAAGATGTACGTGTAGGTATGGATGTATGGTGTCTAGTAGGTGGTAGATCAGTAATAACAGAAGGAGTTAATCCTGCAGAATTATACTTTAGACAAAGTCCTGTTACTATAGGTCCTGTAATTGTTGAAATTGATTTCTTAGAGGAAGATAATACACCAAGTACTAAAGGTCTACTTCAAGGTAACATTGAAGTTAGATTTTACCCTAAAGAATAAACATAGCATTTTAAAATAGAGCCCGGTTTATTCCGGGCTTTATTATTCTTCAATTGCTTCAGCATCTTCTAGTTCTTTTTGTAAACATGCAAGAGCACGCCAAGCAACCTTTGCGGTGTGACGAATTCCATCATCATCCATAGTACCTGCATCAATAAGATGTCTAGCTAATGCATCAAAGTCATCATTAGATTTAGTGCGGTCCCAATGCAAAGGTTTATCAGGATGGTGTTGTTTGTTTCCCTGTAAGGATACACGAGCTATTTCCATAATAGCATCCGGGAAGTATCTAAGAACACCAGTAAATACTGGAGTAGCTTTTCTAGTTTCAGCTTTTTTCATTTCTCTTTGGTGTTTTCATTTGTCTTTATTTTTACGATAGTCTATAATAAAGCCTATTGCTACGATCAGGTTTAATCCCATGCTAGCAATAATTTCATGTATGTCTTTATATGTATTTATTGATAAGTGCACATGACCTATAACCCAAAAAGGTATTGCCATCTGCTGACTATACCATATTAAAGCAAACTCTAGAAATTTCTTCATGTGTTTTTCTTTTGTAGGGTAATTAAATAAGGAGCCAGGGCCTAAGAATGCGTAACTCAGACCCCGGTTGGTTTTCTCCTATTTATTCATTTTGTTTTGACTACTAATGTATAAAAAGAGTATAGCTAATAAAAGTGCAACTATTAATTTCACTGATCTAAAAATACATTTTCTATTAATTGTGTGTCAGTTATATCTTCATCAACTTCAACAACTTCACTTACTGGTTCAGAAATAACTACAACTTTGTCAGATAATATAGTCTCTTTCTTTAGGGCAGGTTGAGAGTTATTCAAACACTCTGCAACAATAAAGTCATGAAAGTTCTGGCTATCTTGTAACCAGTACCGTGGATGTGCTTTCTTTAATGCATGTGTAACATGATTGTAAAAAGTCCAACAGGTATTTGATTCTGTCCCATAATGAAATGATGGTTTAGCTAGCTCAGCTTTAATAATAGATGTTTGTTGAGAATCAATCAATTCTTCTTGTACAAACATTCTACCTACTAATTCAGCTTGTTCTCTATCAGTAAGAGTGATCATTTTCATTGCATCTCTATCTTGGATAATACGTTTATAATACTTTTCAGCATTCTTAACTTGATCAGCAATGTTTATAGAACAATCTAAATTTGCCGTCCCGGTATGCTTTCTTTTAAAATTCATCATATCCCCGGCAACCATGCCGTTATAACAAATCTTAACGTAAGCTCCAATAGCACACTGGAATCTAACAAGTTTATTATATGAATTTGTCCAAGCAAACATCATCCCTAATTCAGTTTCATTAATGATTTCATCATCAACACTTCTACTAGGATAGATATGATAAATACCTTGTGCAATTGTAGCATTAGTATTTGCTCTGTATATCTCTCTTTGAACTGTGAACCCGCTCTTTCTGAGCAGGGTTAACGTATTGTCTATCACCTCTTTGTGTGTGACAACTGTATATGTCTTACCATGATTAGGTAAGGGTGCATTCTCTAAATAAGACCTTGTGGTCTCTGTTGGTTTTTTATGTCCCATAATATTAAACTTTTGAAGTGTAAATATAATAAATTAATCTGACACAGCAAATTAATCTTTTACAAATTGTCCATTAATCATTCTACCTGTACGTTTAGAGATAACATTATAAGCTGACTTAAGGCAATATTCTAAAGATACATTTTGCATCTTAGCCTGAATAATCAGGGTGACCATAATATCACCCATAGCATCAACAATCTCTTCACGGTCATCAGCATTGATAGCCGTGCAAAGCTCAGTTGTTTCTTCTAATGTCTTCAACGCTTGGGCCATTGGTGTGGCTTTGTCAAAGATACCTTTTTCTTCTGCCCAGCTTTCAACTGCACATTCTAATTCAAAATAATCCATAATTTAGTTTTTAGTTTATTAAAATGGCATACCTGGCATACCACCACTTGGAGGCATTGCTCCCATTTGATCTTCCCCTGATTGAATTAATGCACATTCTGTAGTAAGTATCATACCAGCAACAGAAGCAGCATTCTCTAATGCAATCCTTGTTACTTTTTTAGGATCAATAATACCTGCGTCAAGCATATCTACATATTCATCTGTTTTAGCATTATAACCAAAACCGTCACCTCTTGATAATACACTTTCCATTTTTACATCAGCACTTACACCTGCGTTTTTACATATAGTTCTGAATGGTGATCTAAGAGCTCTAGCTACAATATCTACACCTGTGCTTTCATCATTAAAATTAGTTTCATAAATAAGTATTTTACTAGCTTTAAGCAATTCTACACCACCTCCAATAACAACACCCTCTTCAACAGCAGCTTTAGTTGCAGCAAGTGCATCATCAACTCTATCTTTCTTTTCTCTCATTTCTACTTCAGATGCTGCTCCAACATAAAGAACTGCAACACCACCGGCTAATTTAGCTAAACGTTGTTGTAATAACTCTTTGTCATATTCACTTTCACAAGTATCAATTTGAAACTTAATATTTAAAACTCTTTCTTCAATATAGTCAGCATCTCCTGATCCATTTACAATTGTAGTGTTTTCTTTATCTACAGTAATTGTTTCAGCTTTACCTAACAAATCTAATGTTGCATTTTCTAGTGCAACACCACTTTCTTCAGAGATTACTGTACCTCCTGTTAAAACTGCTATATCTTCTAACATACCTTTTCTTCTCTCACCAAAACCTGGAGCTTTGACTGCAGCTATTTTAAGACCACCTCTTAGTTTATTTACAACAAGAGTTGCTAATGCTTCACCGTCAACATCTTCTGCAATAATTAGTAAAGGTTTACCTGACTGAGCTACTAACTCTAAAACAGGTAACAAGTCATTCATAACAGAAATCTTCTTGTTAACTATAAGAATATAAGGATTTTCTAAATCTACAGACATCTTCTCTTGGTTAGTAACAAAATATGGAGATAAGTATCCTCTGTCAAATTGCATTCCTTCTACAACATCCACATAGGTTTCCATTCCCTTAGCTTCTTCAACAGTAATTACACCTTCTTTACCTACCTTTTCAAAAGCTGCAGCAATAAGATTACCTATAACATGATCATTATTAGCAGAAATACTAGCAACTTGTCTGATCATATCAGAAGACTTATCCACTGGTATGGTATTATCTGCTAAATGATCCACAATAGTACTTACTGCTTTATCTATTCCACGTTTTAAATCCATAGGGTTAGCGCCTGCAGCAACATTCTTTAATCCTTCTGAAACAATTGCCTGAGCTAAAACTGTAGCTGTTGTAGTTCCATCACCAGCCAGATCATTGGTTCTACTTGCTACTTCTTTAACCATCTGAGCACCCATATTTTCTAATGGGTCCTCTAATTCTACTTCTTTAGCTACAGTAACACCATCTTTAGTTACTTGTGGTCTACCATAGGATTTAGAAATAACTACGTTTCTTCCTTTAGGGCCTAGGGTTACCTTAACTGCATTAGCTAAGGCATCCACACCATTTTTTAAGCCATTCCTAGCTTCTATATTAAATTTGATTTCTTTTGACATTTAAAATAATTTTAGTTGATTTGTATTTACTGTTAATATACTATTAATCTCTGCTTCAATAGCTTGCATATAATATAGCTTATCTATATTATAGTCAGACCATTTAGGAGCCACTTTCATCTTATTAAAGACTGTTTGTACCCATCTACCTGCTTCTAATTGAATCTCACGCCCGTCATTTTTGTTGACTTTAATAATCTTTACACCATCTTTAGATATAAAATATCTATTAATTTTCTGCAAAGACTCTTCATTAAAGGAACCATTTTTTATACTACGAGCTACTTGTTGCCAATCACCTTTTGATTTACCGCCTATACAGTAATCAAGAATATTTTTATTCTCTTCTAAGTAATCTTCTGGTAGTACATCATTAACAAAGTATTGATATATGGCCTTTGGGATCACTAGCTTAGACTTATTCTTATGTAACTGCAGGTTATGAAAATCAAATCTACCTTTAAGCTTAACAGGGGCAAAGCTAAACTTATCATTCTCAACCTTAAATAGGTAATGAGGCTGACTCTGTTTAATCTCTCTCCACTTAGTAATGTCAACGTTTACAAAGTTGTTTACACCAATGTAATTATTAACATCTGAAAGTACCAATTTTTGGTATTCATCATGTTCTAAGTTTAAACTTGTAGTGCGCTCCCATTCTTCACATATTTCCATATATAAATCATAGTGCTCTCTAGGTATAATAGTTTCTACACCATCTGTGTTTTGCAATAAAGCAATTGCGCCAGGTATACGTTCCATTATTTGCTCATACAACATCATCAGTGTCAACTGACCATTAATTGTAATTCTCATACATAACTCAGGATCATAAAAGAAGCTGTTTATATCATTGCTAAGACCAAAAGTAGAATTAAGTATAATCTTATATACATAATTCATTGGATTGCTCTTAGGTATCTTCTTACGCTCCTCAAAGAACCACTCATACTGGTCACAAAATGCTTCTTTTGGGAAATGACCCGGAGACCATTGATTTTTAATAGCAAGATTAGGGTAAAAACTAGTAACATCTGATGACATAATAATCATATCATCTGAGCTTTCATAAACACCTTTAGCCGCTGCACCGTGTGCACCACCTAATCCAAAATGAGTCTTAACATTTTTGTACAAGATGTTGTACTTAAAACTACCCTTTAACTTAGATGCATCTATCTCAAGTGATTTAAACCTTTCATGTAGTAGTTTAAACTCAGGAGATGTAAATGAGATGTATGGTAATATTATATCTTTAACTTTTATGGTATCCCTATGAGTTCTCATTTGTTTAAGATTTCTCATTGGTATATTTAAGCTTCTAGATAAGTAATAACCAAATATTTCTTTACTGATCCTTGGTTCTGATGCACTAAACATGTTAATGTCATAAGTTGCAGTTAGTTCTTTTCTTAGGCCAACCTGAGACTTAGATCTATTATATATTTCTTTTGTAGATCTAACATCATTAATGCAATATTCAAGGATAATATCTATTTCTTCTTGAGTTTTTATTTCTGTCTCATGATGAATAGGCATATCTAGAATGTTTTCCCAATCCATACTATACTGGATCCATTTAAGACTTGAACGTTTAGCTGGATTATCCCAATGATGTAATTTAAATACGTCTATCTGACCTATTTGCATCTTCCATTGAGGGTAATCACTGAATTCTTTTGCATTAGATTTTTGAATACAACGTTGGGCATACTTATAAATGATTTGAGCAATTTGACAACCACTTAAATCAGACCACAAAAAGTGATTATCTATTATATAATGAGTGACTTGGCCATCAAAAGCTAATCCATTGTAGGATATATGCCACTCTCTGTTGTTAATATTTTCTTCAAGGAAACTTATGAAACTATCTAAATCATTACGCAGGTCATGAACAACAAAGATTTTCCTTTCAGTAGTCTTATAGTGTTCAAATACCCCGGTAAAACAATTAGATAAAGTCTCATAGTCCATTACCCAATGTTTCATGTTTGTACTTTTAAATATTAGTGCCAAAAAAACCCCAAATCAATGAGGTTTCTTTGTACCAGTCTAATAGGTGGATAGTATGGGAAGCCTATTAGCCCGGAATAATTATTTTAGAAGGTTCTGTCTTCTGTAAGTCTACAAAGAATTCTTCAACTGAAAAGTTATCAGCATTAATTGCAAACATATGAATGAATGTTTCTATATCAGCTCTATCACTAAGATAAAACTCAGAAAATGTATCTACCAATCTTCTTTCTTCTTTATGTGTCTTACCTGTTTGTGGATTTGGATTTTTTAACCTTTGCGGTTGACCATCATCATCCAATTTAGGTACCATATGATAAGATTGTTTCATCACTTTACTGATGACTGCTAATATGCCTGACGCTGGGTCAAACATGGCTTCTGTGTAAGGTGAGTCTAAGCTCACAGGAATTAAAGTAAATGATTTAGTATTTCTAAAAGTAGAATTTACTAACATCATGTTTTGTCCAATTTGGTTTGCCATAATTTATTATTTATTTGTCAAAGATATGGAACTATTTTTTAATAATTGATTAATAACATGATTATTATCAATTAACATTTCTTTGGTAAGATCAGGAGGAGTACATACTTCATATATATCTTCTACAGATTTTATATTTACACCTAGGAATTCAGCATATTCTTCATGCACACCTTCTGGTGTAAGAAATCCTTCAACGTATGATCCAATCTTATCTTGTGTTCCAAAGAAATCTATTATACTAATTTTACTATTTAAACTGTACTGAGAATATTTACCTTTAAGGAATTTCTTATAGTCAGATTTAAACTTTGTAAAATCATAAATAAACAAGTGCTTGTTTTCTTTTAACTCTATCACTTCTTCAAGCAATGAATGTTTCATTAAGTTGTTGTTTACAAAACTATTGAACTTTGGGTTTTTTTTTGTTGTGTAAACACATAAAAACTTAAGGTCATTTGTAGAATAGACATTATCCCATGCAACATACGTTTGTATTGGTACACGGGTAATGCCTTTCTTTATTTCTAGTAAAGGATAAAGAAATACTTTGCTTTTTTGAAAATATTCTAAATATACACCCATACTATAATTTAACCTTTTCTATTAACAAATCATAAGGTAATGAATAGTTTTTCTCACTGTAATGATAATCTGCAATCTTTAAAACACCACCTAAACCCTCAGCCCATTTGACCATTGACTCTTGTGATACTTCATAAACATATACTTGATTATACTTATCAATGACTATAAACTTAAATGTTATTGTGTAGTCATCTCTATCTTGTCCAAGAGAATCATATACCATTTTAGAGTATATAGCTGCCTGTAACCAATAGTTATAAAAGTCAACACTTTCAGAAAAATTATCTACAGTCTTGCCGGATGTTTTGAGGTCACATATTGTAACTGTCTTTGTCTCAGTGTCAACTGTATAATAATCAACATAGCCATGTAAACCAAAAGCAAATGTCTCTAACTTAGATTTAAGATATTCTTCTGCATGCGTGGATATTGGATCTAAATCAAAATCAGTTGATTGATTTTTAAATAAACTCATAACCTCTTCATTAGCTTTTATAACTTCAGCTTTAGCAGTACAGTCTAATAATGTATCTTCATTAATGACATCTACATTAGTATTAGATAAGAATTCCCAATAAGGTTCAAACTCTTTTTTTATGATCTTTACAATACGTTGTTCATCTGTTTTAAGAGATTGATACAAATTCATTTCTTTGAGTGAATCCAATACTATTTCAGATGGAACATCAAATAACAATTTTGCATCAGTATATAAAGACATGTTTTTTAGGACCTTTCTAACACTATCTGATGGTGCTTTACCGGGTACAATGTTAAACTTTTTGTTTAAGTTTTCAGGTTCAAATACTAAACAATGCACAAGTTTACCTTCTACTAAATGCTTGTCAGTTCTGATCTCACGATCTTGTAAAATATAGTCCTTATAAAATAAGGATGGGGAAAATAATAATTTGTTAAGAGAAGAATAGCTAAATGCAAAATTCTTATTTGCATAAAACTCCTCTTCCCTTTCCATGTTTCTATTCATCTGAAATAATTTTATTAGTTAACTCTTCATTGATATATAGTGAATCTAAGTCTACCCTAAATACATCTGCACGTGGGCCAACTAGATTACCTAAAAATGTTTTATGAAGCTTTTCTTTGGTACTATCCACAGCAAATTTACTTAATTTTCTGTCAGTAGCCAAAAGATTTAGATACTTATTGAAAGAGTAAATAGCTTGAGTGTTATGGTTTCCCTCATAAGATTTCATTCTTTTTCTAAAAGCTTTAACGTTAACTGTGTTCCAGTTTGTAGTAGCCTTAAGCCAATCATAGTGCCAGAAATAAATACCAGATACCACATCAAAAGATTTTTCAATATTGGAGTTAGCCAACATCTCTAAAGCTAATGATCTATTATCTATGTCACTACTAGTAACCATCTTTTCTACCTCATCAAACTTTTCATTTTCTAAAACAGCAAGGTCTTCATCTATTATAGCACATACATCAATGTCTGCAATAAGATCAACACCAGAATTTATTATGGTGTTATATGTATCATAGTTCTCTTTTGGTAATATCCAATCATGACCTCTATCTTCTTTCCTGTTGGCTTGTGATATTTGTTCTACAAACTCATACATTTTTATTGCAGTAGGATCAGATTCTGACCAATCTTTATTATACTTAAAAGTAACTCTATATGTAGTATCTGTTTGAGACATAAAATCTCTTAGTTCAGTTAGTGCAGAGTCAGATAATAAATCTGAATTTTTAAGTTCTGATAAAATACCATAGAGCTCTACATATGAAATAGAATTTCCCCATTCTCTATTAACTAGATTATCAAAGAACTTCATAGATACAATACCTATGTCAGCTTTATTTATATCTCTAATAACTTTACAGTTAAACTTCTCTTTTAAAAGATCTACTTTCTGTCTAGGTAAATCCAATCTTGGATACCTATAGATTTTTTTATCTTGCAAGTCAACAGAATCTACAAGGCCTGGTACACCAAGCTTTTGCATATCTTCTGCTCTAACTTCCCATGAATTACTGCAATAAACATGCATACCATCAAGAAAGTTCCATTTAAATGCATTTCCTGTTAGTCTACCATTGTTATCTATATTAGCAGCTTGACAATTAATTTCTATACTTACTCTTTTTTTCATTTCTTTAAATATTTTTGATATTCTTTTTTAACAGCTACTTTAAATGTATAAAGATCTCTGTTGTGAATGCTTATTTCTCTCCTCACTATAGGCTCAAGATATCTAAATGATACTTTATCAAGTTTATCTTGATCCTCTAACCATAGTATCATGTCTTGTGCACTTTTATGGGTAAAAAAATTAAAGTTTGATGCTTGCAACCAATATTGCAAATCTTTATCTCTATTGTCTGCATATGTTATACTACTACAGTCTTGAGCAAACTGCCATAATAAATGATAGTTTTTCTTATAATCAATAGTAGGAATAATTTTAAGAGCTAAAGCCTTATCATCACCATAAGCATTCAGTTGTGCTTTTAAATCATTAAAAAGCTCTTCATCAAGAGTCATTTTAGTAGCAGATGCATGTAACACAGTTTCAGGATCAATAACACTAACGTCTGTGGTATCAATTATATGCGCTAAATTTATAGCCATACCAGTAATCATCCAGTTATCATATAGACTATCTTTTATATCTATATCATAATATCTTACATTGTCTGTAATTTTAGGTGTAATAATACACTCTAAACCAGAATCTGATACTTTTTTAAGAACACCCATTTTTGTTGCATCTCCTATTGTAGTTTCATAATTCCATATCTTATTCATCATTATTGTAGATGGGATATTTTCCGCATTCTGTAATGTATTAGCAGTAATGTCTTCATGACCTATAATTAAATCTGCTAATTCATAATCATTTGTTACAGTTATACCATGCTCTTTAAGAGCAGCTTTTAATCTATCTTGTGATGCATTACACTTAGGTAATATAAAAGCTTTCTTTTTGGTTCTAAAAGTTTGGTCATCCTCTGTGGGTACCGTTAGTATAGTATTTATTTTCTCATAAGTTGTTTGATCTTGAGTACATAATACTTTATTAACATCCTCTGAACCAGAAAGGACACCATAAATAGTGTCCTTTTCTAGTCCAAAGTAAGCTAAAGCATCAGCATCAAAATCTTGATATACTGATTTATTTGCCATTTTATTTCATTGTCATTTGGATGATCTCTGGAACCATCATCAATTTGTTAAACTTCTTTTTATTACCATTAAAAATAGTACGTACAATTAAATACTTAAGATCATTGGTAAAATAATCTTTTGTACATAATGCTATTAATCTATCAGTCAACTTCTGAGTTATTGTATTCTCTTTAGAATGAACAACTGAGAAGTTACCCAGCCTTGTAGCCAGAGTAGATGCAATATCTGCACGGTACGTATCATCTTTACCAATACAACCTCTAAGCTCACCTAAGATGTATGCCTCATTATCATGAGTCAACAAATCTTTTGGTGTTACTAGCTTATCAAGCTTATTATTAATAAAGGTTGTAAACATAGAAGCAAACTCATCTCCAACACTACCTTCTCCAATCATTTGGATTAAAGATAAGTTATCCTCAAAATTATCAAAACTTGATATAGAGTTAAAGAAAGTTGTAATAGATCTTGCATTTGTTTCTTGCGTTACAAGTTCTGGATGAAGTAACAGGAAGTTAATACATCTTGTATCAATTCCTGCACCTTCAGCCCACTCTGCCCATACATTAACATCAAACTTAAGGTTTGCGGTTACATATCTAGTTTTCTGTGCACTATCTACACTGTTAACCATATAATCCCCGTTATCCGGATTTGCTGTCAAAATTATGTGCCAGTCTTTTGGTAGAGTCCATGAAATATAAGTTTGTCTGTCAATCAACTCCATCACAGCTTGAATAAATCTTGTGTCAGCTCTGTTCCAGTCATCTAATAATAAGATACCACCTTCTTTAGCGTCAGCAATCCATTCAGGTGCACAATAAGACATTCTATTCTTACCGGTCATCTTAAATCCTTGCTTAAGATATTCTTGTACTGCAAGCTCATCAACCCATTGACCAACTTTTTTTGTTACAGGACCCATTTTAGCTAAGTCAGCAGATGCTGCAGCTCTTTGTGCAGCAGTATAACTGATATCATCTAATTTCTTTGCTGGTACTATTTTCTCTTTGTACATCTGAAATTGACGTACAGGGAAACCAACTAAGTCACCCAACTCTTCTATCTGAGCTAGGTTTAACTTTACAAATTTTAGGTTATTTTCCTGAGCAAGCTCTACTATAGTAGAAGTCTTACCAATACCTGATTCACCTACAACTTCTACTGATACAGGGCTTTTATCACCCTTTTGTAAAAATCTGTTGTTTGTAATTATGTGATTTACAAATCCTTTTAACTCTGTTACATTTAAATTTACTTGTGCCATTTTCTATTAATTTAATTTTATTACTTGTCCTGGTAACTCATCATTCATATCAGATATACTACTAAGAACCCATAAGGTATTCTTAGGACAGTCATCTGGAGAATAAGCTTCACCATCTGTTAAATATACAAGAGCTGTATAAGCTCCTTTATTTTCATTAAAATGATCTATTACTGGTTGAAAACTAGTTCCACCACGACCGTGTATTTCCCAATCTTTCTTTGGATTAAATTCTACCACACTTCTTAAACTAGTGTCACACTGTGCAATTGTAATCTTATGACCTGTTTTATGCATATGAGCTAATTCACTAAAGAATTCTTTCAGCTCTTCATTATTTACAGATCCACTTGTGTCAACGCCAACTAGTATATGATTCTTGAATTTAATCTTAAGGCCTGGATTAGCAGCATAACGTTTATTGTATTTACGTCTCAGCTTTTTAGTATATACTATAGAAGAATTACCTACAAACCTTCTTAGATATCCTTTCCAATCAAACTTAGGCGGTTCAATATGTGTTAGCCTGCGTATCAAATCAGAAAGTTCACCTGGTATATTACCACATTTCTTTTCTGTTTGTTCAGCAGCTTCTTTTAATTGATGCTCAATTTGTTTTTGCATCAATTTTTTATCAGCTTCAGGCAATTCATCAAACTCTTCCCATGTACTATGACAATGTGGGCTATTACCATCCATAGTGTCCATTAAGCTATCTAATGATGGGCAAGACCCATCTTGTTGTGCTTGTTCTAAAAGCTCATAGTACTTTTTAGTACCTGCTTTAGTTGGAAGATTCAATTCAGGAAAACTTGATAATAATAATCCACCGGTTGGTAAATTACTTTCCAGTATGTACTGGTTAATTTCTAAATCAGCAGCTATATTAAATAACTTATGATCAGAATATAGATCTCTTAATAATAAATGACCAAATGCAATATGCAAAAGCTCATGTTTAATTAATCCAAATCTGTGATCTTCACTAAGATTATTAAAAAACTCTGGGTTTATAGTCAATTGCATACCAATACCTTTCTTGCTTACTCCTGCTGTAGGAATACGCTCACTGTATTGCTTATTGATACCAATTAAAAAGAGCCCGTAAAAGGGCTCTGTAAATATTAAACTTTTGGTTGTCCGTGCAACCTGATCTTGTATTTTTATCATTGATTCATAATTTTATCTAATATTTCTTTGTAAATAGATTCTGCTTTATAAAAATCTATATAGATATATAAAGCCTGCTTGCCAACTTCAGGCTGATCAATAAATTGAACTGCATCAGCAAACTTCTTTCTGTGTTTAAAAACTAATGCTTTATGCATAAGCAAATCAATAGCATCATCTTTATAATTATTCTTATAAATCTCCCAGGCCATCTCCTGATCATCAGGTAAACCTTGAAACATTTCTTTTAATTTAAAAAATTCATCTATTGTAATTACTTTGTAATTATCTCTATCCATACGCCTGGATTCTTCTTATCATAAGTATATTGCTCAAATGCAGGAATTATAAATTCTGCATTATCATCTTCTATCCAACCATACTTGACCATATCATCTTGCACTGTTTGTGCAGGATTTATATAATCAAATTTATGGCGGCTGCCTCTAATAAATTCAAAAGATATCTTAACTGGAAGCTCATGCTTCTTGAGTTCTTTCTTAAACTCTTCAGTATATTTAAGATAAATATCTTTAGTAGCTTTTCTGTAATTCATTACAGCTTTACTAGCAATAAAGTATTTACCTGTCCATCTTCTTCCATTCTTACTAGAAGGTACGTTTCCCGGTATAAACCATTTCATATATTATTTATTTAAGGTCTCTTTTAATAATGGCTTTAGCATACTATGCACTTTATCAAACCCATGCTCTTTCATAGCGTCTGATATGTCTTTACATATAGTTGGCACAAAACCATGGATTTTATATTCTTTTAAATATACTTCCACAGCATGCCTACCTGCGTCATCATTATCAAATAGAGTGATTACTTTTTTATACTTCTTCTTTAAGTGCTCTATAATATGAGGTTTAATCATAGTATTTTCTGAGTCAGGACTAATAACATCTAAGTTATAACCCATACTCTTTAAGCACATTGAATCCTTGAGAGATGAACAAATAACTAAATAAGGCTGTTTGTATGTCAACTGGTCCTTACCTTGTAAATATGGTTTTGCTTTATAAAATTTGTACTTCTTACTAAAAGGTTGATACATTTTATAAACTTCACCATTCTTATCAAAATAACCATAACACCACTTACTACCTATAGTTAGCTTTCTTATTTCACCTGAATCATCTTTAATTAAATTATAATAATCAATTGGTCTGACGTTGTACTCTTCAAGCATAGTTTTACCTATTCTAAAAGATAACCAAAACTTCCTATCCTCAGTGGTCCATTGTCTTTCTTTAATAAAGTCAATTTTCCATCTTGATTGAGGTGTAAACTTTGGTTGCACATATTCTGATGATCTAACATATTTATTATAGTCACTTACCATCCTTGTCATGGCTCCGTGGTATTCAAGATTAAATACAAGTTTAATTAGGTCTACTTTATTACCACTCTTTCCTGTTGAAAAGTCTTTGAACTTATACTGCATAATAGATTTATCTACATATATGCAAAAGCTAGGTGTTCTTTCATTAGGATTAAATATAGATTTAATCTTAACATCTTGACCAGTAAGCTGTTCAGGAAGATCTAAGTAATATTGAAATACCCAAGTACTTGGTACATCTTGTCCTTCTCCTACAATGTTTTTAGTGTTAAACATAAAATCAAAGATATTAAAAAGAAATGGGCCCAGCAATATACTGAGCCCACTCTTTCTAATTGGAGATATTAAAGTTCAAAGTCAGATCCTGCAGTAGGAGCTGGTTCAAAGTTATTAGCAGGTGCAGATTCTTTCTTTACCATAGGACGGAAATGATTAGTATCATTCTTGTCAAATGTAATAAGATTAGAATTTTCTGCATCTACTTCTTCAAGAGGTACACCCATTCTATTTCTCTTAGGAAGGAACAAATCATTATTTACATAACCTTCTTTGTTTTCCCATTCACGTGCACCCAAACATGCATTTACATATCCTGTTTGAGAACAAATTTTTGCAGCCTTAATCATAAAGTCTTCAATAGTATTTGCTTCAATAGCATCAAGCTCAGCTCTTTTACCAACTACTTCAGATAAGAAAACCATAGCCTTTAATACTTCTGTATCTCTGCTGATTTCATTACCATTGTTTAATGTAGCATCTTTAAATGGATAGGGTGAGAATCTAACTCTACCTACCTGGCCTGCATAACGTTCACCATTAGGATTGTTAACATCCTTTAAGAATCCATTAAATTCACCTACAATAGGCTCACTTTCTACATGCAATGTAATATTGTATGCATCCATATCATATGGTGTTTGATCAAATGTAATTGAGTTGATCATTACTTTTTGATTTCCTGTTCCAATAACTGGTTTTGTTCCACCTGATCCGGCAGACATGTCTTTAGTACTTAACATAATTTTTGATTTTAATTATTAATTTATTTGTTGTATTCTTCAATACAACTGGTTACAAATTGTAGGTCATTGGCAATAAACTTATCATCAAACATACCCATTGGTGATTTACATGTGTTCTCTCCGTTGTTTTGAGTTTCAAAACCATAGATAAGTTCACCATCATCATTTTTATTTACTTTTCCAAATAAAACAATAGAGAATAGGCCTTCCAAAGTTAAAGTGTTGTCAATCATTTTACCAACAGTTTTAGCTTTAATTTTTCTATTTCCATTTATATCAGTTGAATCTTCTGAGTGAGTCAAGAAAATAATAGTCAAGTCTTCTCTTAGATCTTTTGGTAACTTAGCAACTTGTGCTAGGTTAGCTGCAATCTGAGTAAACTTTTCATATCCTTTCTCATTAGCTCTATCAAAGTATTCAAAAGAACTCATATATTGCCAGTCAACAACTACAATAGTTTTGATGTGGCCCATTTTGTCATTTACATGACGCATTGCCTTAATAATACCAGGAGCAGTAGCAGCTGAGGTAAGATTACCTTTAGGATTGTCTTTAGTTATCTGAGTATACTTACTCTTCCAACCCTTAAAAGGTAAAGGTTTATTTGCTATGTTTATAATGAAAGTCTCTTTTGGATCTAATGTTCTGATTGAGGTAGACTTTCCTGTCCCTGAATCAGCAATTACTAATACGCTGTTTGCCATGTTTACTTAATTAATTTATTGATTACTTTAGTTAATGTTATTAATGTTTGATTGATATCTTCAAGTTTATCAACTAGATCTGTACTTGTACCTGCATCAGGATTAGGTAGATCAAATAATGTTTTACCTATGTCTGCTACAAATTTAGGTTCTTCTATTACAGAACCATTTCTAGAAGTTATATCATTGATAACTTTTAATTCACTTACAGGTATAAGATGTCTTTGAAATCCTGAGCTAGATGTAACTAATTCATATTCTGATTTCCAGTGTGGATTTGCTCTGTGCAAATATAATGTTCTTTTTGGATCTTCAGAATCATAATCAATACTTACAAACTCAGTATATATATCTTTATCTTTATCTAGCTCACTAGGAAAGAATGATACATGCAATTCATCTTTACCTTTAGGCCTGTAGGCCATCTTTGGTATATACAGTGCATTTAGATTACCACTTGTTTGAAAATAATCTTCATGCTCCTCTTTTAATTTATTTACTTTTTGTTTACGTTCTTCAGGAGTTAATCCCATAATTTCTGTGTTTAATTTTTTAGTGCTTATCATCTACGTTCTTGTTGTCCAGGAGTAGGCATTTCTGCAATCTGCATCTTTTCAAATTCTGCTTTGAAAAAACTCATTCTTGCATCACCATTTCTTGCTTTTAAGAAATGTAATACCAACGTCCTATCATTTTCTATAATATATCTATCAGGTCCATAGAACCTTATCTTCTGCTTAGCTGGCCGGTTAATACCAATCAGCATATCTGCGTGTTGAAGCATTGCATCTGATCCAAATATATCAGACTCAAGAATATAATTACCATACTTGCCATCAATTGCTCTATCAGGGTTATCAATATTTCTATTGAGTTGTGATAATGCAATAAATAAACAAGGATAATCTCTTTTACATTGTGTAAAGAACTCACCTAGCTCAAATAACATATCTAATGAATTGTTTTGATAAGGCGCTCTCTTTACAAGCATTGTATGATCTAATGTAATTATAGTTTTTACACCTTTATGTTTAGTCATATACTGATCAATTTGATCACGCATTTGATTTACAGTCAATGGTGTTGATATAATGTCTACAGGATACTTTACTCTTTCTTTAGCATACTGATGACAACTGTTTAATGTGTCAGTACTTAATACAGATCCAGCACTACACAACTCTTTATATGTCTTACCGGTTATAGAACTGAATTCTCTAATTGCTGAGGTTCTACCCACCATCTCAAATTGAAATTCTAATACTCTAAATTCATCATTAGGATTAAGCATAAAAGACTCACGTATAATCTGATCTTTAATCAGAGTTTTACCTGAGCCAGGTCTTCCACCAATAACAGTAAGGGTATTCCATTCTAGTCCATCAGTGGCTGCATCATTAAACTTAGGCCAGGGAGTGTAAATTGATTTTTCATCTCCTGTTGACCTAGCGTACATATATTTTAGTGCATCATTGAAGGCTGTATATTGGCCCACCCATGCTGGTGTTGGTTTACTCAT